ACAAACCCCCCTACCCCCCAGAAAAGATTTGCTGGTGAAAAATCGCTACCCTCAACAATAGCTGAAGGCAGAACATTTTTCTCCTAGCAGACGGGAATAGCGTTTTGGTTCGTTATTGCCGTTTTCTTGGCCTACATGGGACGCATTCATGCTTGGCCTCAATCTTGATTGATTTTTAAAATCTTCCATTGATGAATCAATGTGTCAAGCGTCAAAATCCATCTTCGTCTGTTCCGTGTCCACCGTATCCCCAATCATCTTCAGCCGCTTGTTCTTCAGCATTGTGCTTGCTGTGGATCAATCGGTGCTCCCAATCTTTAATTTCTTGGATATCCAGAGATTCAGTCTCTTCTTCAAAATTGAACTCTAGTCCAGCACGACGAAGCATTTGAACGGCATAAACTAAAGAATCTGCCAAATCGGGAGATTTCTTCAGACGATGCTTCATATCAAGTTTTTTCTCAACTGCGACCTTTCTCCCCTTGTGGTAATAAAGGCGACTGCAAAGCTCATTTATGACCTGCGAATGGTCATCTACGTTGATTCCAACCAATGAACGGGTAGAAAATGCTGTATGAACGGCAAACCAGTATTCCGTAACCAACCGATCATAAGCTTCTTTGCACGTTCTTTTATCCAAATTGGAGATTTTTCTCTCTGTAGGCATTCCCATTGAAGAAATTGGGAACACAAACATGGCTTCTGGATGGAATTTACTCCATTCAATGATGATTGCTCTCATCATTTTTCCACCATCACCCGAAATATCCAACCCGAAATCCCTTGGGTGAACGCCAAATTCAATACAATCTTTAATTAATTGAATGGCAATCGACTCTTCAAACACTTCTCCAACAGAAGAGGTATATTCACGGGTTCCTAAATAGAATCCAAGGTTTCTACCGCTATCATTTGGCCCAAATCGGCAAAATGTAGCAGCACATCTATCTCCTCCAGCAGTAAATGCAGGGTCAAATCCGCAAACTACCCGTGTTCTGCTACTCCAAACTGGTTCAAAGTTCAATTCACAGGCTTGAATGAACTGTTTTGAGAAAATAGTAAGCTCAACAGAACTATCAGGCCACCATCCATATACGTTTCTCCAATATTCAAGGGCATTTTTATTGCCATAGCATCGTTTTAGTGTTGCTGCTTCACCTGCAATTGTTAAAAACCTATCAAATGGAGGAACCTCTGCGTCAGGTAACTGAAAATTTGGACTATCTTCTCCCGATAAGTGCAAAGCAACGCCAGTTCTTGTTTCCCATTTCTTTGTATAACGGGTAACAGCATCCCATTCTAAAGGATCTGATGGTTGGCATAGTTCAGTATGGGGATTATTTGTTGTTGATGAAGGATTTGCCATGCCTCCAAAGATAAAATCTGGATTTGCTCCTAAGTTTACACGGGTATCAAGGGCATAAAGATCCATTTCAGCCAACTCATCCAAAAATAATCGCATTCTTGCATTCTTTCTTCCTCTTGTGTTCTCAACAGAACGCTTTCCTTCACCTCCACGGGGAAATGCCAATGCTTTAATTGCATTTGTATAGTCTCTTTCCGTATCTTTGGTATCAATTGTTTCAAAAACAATCATCCTACGGTACTCAACAAGGTTTCCAATGGCTGAATCTTTGCCATATTTAGACGCTAAATTCTTCATTGCAATCCGATAAAGGGTACAAACTTTGCCCCACAAACGGTCTTCAGAGGCATCCAAAGACGTTGATGCAACATACGTTGAGGTGCAATCTGGAGCACATAGCCAATCAATTACGATACACGCAGCAACTGAAAAGGTTTTTCCACTACTTGCGCACCCCGCAATGCCCCAATCGTTCTCATTACAGAACAAATCAATGATGTCTAAAGCATAATTGTTTGGTATTCCTTGAGATTTTAACAACACATCATCCCCATAAATTAATTGGAAACAATTAATCATGTGTTGTGCAGGATTTTTAAGCGTAGTTTCCTCAAGTTTTATTTTAAACTTAATCCTTTCGCGTCTTCCAAACTCTCCACGGGTCAATCTATAAGCAGTTAACTCTCTTACAAATTGTGGTAGAGTATTAAAAAACGGAATGCCGTAATCTGTATCTTGTGGTTCGTCTAAAGAAAATCCTTTGTAATTCATGTGGATTAACTATTGACAACTTTTATAAATAAAGGCAAGTCATTGGGTCAACTATGCGACTAAAAGATAAAAACGGCCCAATCCCTAATGGGTTGTGGTATGAATATAGTGATGACAAAGGAATTAAGTATCGCGTAAATGGAATGGAGTCCGTTTATGGCAAAACATTTGCAAATAAAGTGGCAAGTGACATGAAAGTTAATAATGTTTCTGTGCCAGAAAATTTAGATTACTTGATAGAACAACAAATTTGTGGCAGGATCTCCAATCAATATTGTTGGCAAGAAGCAGGAGACAAGGTAGCAAATGTAATTCATACGTTTGCAAGCCTTGGTGATCGTGTTGCTGCTAGTCTTGGGGTTAATACTAACCTTGAGAAAGCAGCAAAAGGTTGTACTGCTTGTCAAAAACGTAGACAAGCAATGAATCAAACAATCGGATAATGGCTAAAACAAAAAAGATCGTAAATCGTGAGGGAGTATCAAGTTGGGGTTTTAATACCATCAACTCAAATGGTGTTGCTCCCACAAGTCGTGTTCAAACGGCAAACGATGCCTTTACTATTTGTTGGAATCTTCGTCTTGATAATGCAGGACGTGAACGCAAGTGGGGTCGTATATATAAATGCTACAAGGGATTTCCTCCTACAGATTATTCTCAAGTAGCATCAAAGCAATTGTCAGGACAAAGCAATGTTCCGTTCCGACAAATGAAATTCATTATTGATAACCAAAAATCTTCGTTTGTTGATATGGTTATGGAGCGCAATAGTGCCGCAACGATTACTACAAAGATTGGCAATCCAACTGAAAAGAAAATTTGGGGTGATCTTATTGCTGTTGGATTTGATCGGATGCTTCGTTCTTGGACTTCCTATAACTACAATGTTGAATTGGATGTTGAGGAAATGAGTCTTTATGGAAAAGGTTTTGAGATCGCTGAAGATCGGGATGGATGGCCTACAAAAAGCTTCCACAATTCCAATGTTCTTATACCTGATAAAACATATGCTGATCTAACTAACCTTGGTGAACTTTGCATTAAGCGTTCTTATACTCCACTAGAGTTTTGGCTAAAAATTACAGGCGGCGAAGAAGATCCAGAAAAAGCACAACAACACGCAACCGATATGGGTTGGAATTTTTGGGCTTGTGTCGATGCTCTTCGTATGTTCACAACCAACTACCGTAACACTTATACAAATACGGAATGGTTGCGTGATGTCGCCAGTGGAAACCTAAATCTTTCCCGCCTTTATACGCTTCGCATTGAATTGTATGAACTCTACATTATGGAGTTCAATGGTTCTATTTCAAAAATGCTTCTTCTCCAGAATTACGGGGGACTTGTTTTGGGATACAAAGAAAACGGACGCAAGGATCTCACAGAAGAAGAGTATCGTGATCAAACTGGTTTCCTTTATTATAAAAAGGATTGGGTAGAAAAAGACGAAGATGGTTGGGAAGACATTATTGCCCCAATGACAGACTCTACGGGAAGTGGAATCTGGCATGAAATTCAAGGACTTGCTGAAGCTATTTTCATTCAGTGTCGTGCATATGACATTCACATGAATCGCTTCATGGATGCAGTGGATTGGAATACTCGTCTGATGTTCAAGGGTGGTTCTGCTGAATCTACCAAAAAACTTAAACAAATGGAATGGATGCCATTTATGGTTTTGCCACAAGACGTTGAACCGCAACAGGTATCAATTAATATTCCATTTAATGAGATTCTTTCTGGTATTCAATTTTATCAAGCTGATCTTTATAAAGGCATTGGTGCTTACAATATTGGAAGTTATTCCAAAACTGGAAAGTCTCGCACAAAAAGTGAAGCTCAAATGGATGCGGCTGAATCTGCAAAACTTCAAGGCACACAAATTCGTCGATTCAATGACAACCAGACCCGCTGGCTAAAACTTCTTTATAAGCGCATGAGCCGAACCACAAAAGGTGGTTATGGCTACAAGCTGAAACAAAGGTTTGTTGATTTCATGGAAGAGAATGAAGTTCCAGAAGAAGCATGGAAATGGGAAAACATTGAAAGTCTTGAAAGTAATATGCTTTCTGGTTCTGGAAGCCCATCATACAAGCTGATGGCAGCACAGCAGACTGTTTCACTTACGGGAATGACTCCTATGAATGATGGACAAGCTAATGCGATTGAAGATGCCATTGCAGCACTCAACGGTCGCCAAAATGTTAACCGTTATTTCCAACATACAAAGGTAGACATCCCTGATGAACAAGGAATCATCTCAATGGAGAACATTGGTATGACTGATCCTAAAGGAAATGCTGCAAACTTTAGGGTGTATCCTGATCAAAACCATGTTGAACACTTTAAGGGTCATTTCCAAGATGCAGGAGCATCTATGCAAGAAGCTCAACAGGCACTTCAAAGTGCTGGAGTTAACCAGAATGCCCCTACAAGACAACAGGCAACAAACAACGTGTCAGAGGAAGCCGTTGACCTTATCAAAGACATCTATGCGTGTCTTATGCGATTCAAAGGCCCACATCTTGTGGCGCATCTTGGGTTCATCCAGAAAGATCCTTCCAAGAAGGAAATGGCAAAACAATTTGGTCAACAGATGCAACAACTCCAACGTGGTGTTGATGAGCTTGGAAGCCAACTTGCCCAAATGGAACAAGCTAAACAGCAGCAACAGCAGCAAGATGGTGGACAAGGAAATATGTCTCCAGAAGATATTAAACTTCATGCATTGGTTGCCAAGGAAGCTATCCAAACAGATTCACTTAAAAAGAAAGAAGACATAAAACTTGCAGCTATGGCTCAAAAAGCACATCTCCATAACGCAAATGCAATGGAGAAAGCATCAACTGACCTTGCTACTAAACGAGCAAAAGCAGTAAATGACATCCAAATTCATCGGGCAGAAGCTTCTCACAATATGCAAGCGATGCAGGATCAGCATAATCAGGAAATGAATCAGAATGAACAGGCTAATGCCCAAGAGCAACAAGCTCAACAAGCAGCAGTCGCACAACAGGAACAACTAGCACAAAGCAACCCGCAACTTGGACAAGAAAATGGGTGATTTAAAGCAAGGTGATTGGAATTAAATATCATGGAAAACCAAAATGTAACCAATTTGGCAGCATCAATTATTAATGACAAAAGATATAGCGAATTAAAAACCGCTATTTATGAAGAGTTGGTAAAAAACGATCATGCTACTGTTGTTGCTGTATTTAAGGCACTACAAGAATATGCAACAGAGGCAAATGACAATAAGTTTAATTTATCAGATAAGCCAAAAATGATGACTGCCAAAATTGGCACACATGATTTGGATCTTGATCCAGATTTGGATGATAGTTTAACTCAAGAAGAACTTTCTCAACGCATCTAATAAAACAACCACACAATAATATGTCCGACACACAAACAGCAGCACCAGTAATGACCGAAGCAGCAGCAGATAAAGCCGCAAGAGATGCCGCATTGAAGCAAGCAGATAACTTTTTCAAGGGAGACATTAAAGAAGCTCCAAAAGGCAACCCATCTGATTTGTTTAAAAAGATGGCAGAAAAGCTCAATCAAGATACGGCACAACATCAAGATAGGATTGATTTGGAAAAAGAAGAAATTCGTTCCGCAAATCTTAAAGATAATGATGAGCCAAAATCAAAAGCATCTTTGGTTGAAGATGACAAAAAGCCCGGATACATCAAGTCGCTAAAGCAAACAAATGATCAGCTTGCCAAAGAGGCAGCGGAACTAAAGGCTGAAGTTGAGGAATACAAAAGCAAAAAACTTCCAGAATACGAAAAGGAACTACAGGAGCTGCGTTCCAAAATGGATGACGGGGGAACTCGCAAACAAATGGAGGCTCTTCAAAAGCAACTTGATGAAACAATTAAAGAAGGTCAAGAAAGGGAAGAAGCTTTGTCAAATGATCTTGAGCAACTTCGCAAGGCAAATGCTTATTTGAATCTTCCTGCTGCTCCAGTATTTAAAGAGACCTTTGATACTCCAATCCTTCAAGGATACAACCAAGTAAGGATGATCTTAAATGATGATCAAACTACTCTTACTGAATTTCAAAAAGGAGTTGCTGCATATGAAGCGTCTCTTCGCACAAATGATCAGAATGAAAAGATCAGACAGCGTGAGATTTCCAAGCAGACATTTGATTCTATTTACGAAATTTTGTCTCCAATGGAGCAAGCCAAATTTAATACTACCGCATATGATATTCTTGGTAAAGTAGAATTAAGGAACTTGGCATTGCAAGATTGGGAGACAACCAAGGCAAGAACAGACGAAGAAAACTCTCGTCGCCAAAACAACAATAAAAGTCAGCTTACCAAACGGTGGAGCGATGCTTTCTCTCATGCCAAGCAGCAACTTGATGATGCCATTAAGTATCCAGAAGATATTGCCAAAATCATTTCTTCCCAAAACATTGATGATGACACATCAGAAGATGAGATGATTGCTGAAGCCGCATTGCGTGAAAATTCCAACTATACTCCAGAGCAAATCACCCGCATTCTTCAGCAGGGAGCTAAATTTAAAAAGGCACGGGCATTTAGTTTTGCTCTTAAAAAAGAGAATGCTGAACTTAAAGAAACCATTAAGAAAATGCGCGGCTCATCTACTTCGGAGGGAAGCGTTGGGTCATCTGCTTCTGGCAAAACAAGTCAGTCTGATGACTACACCCCTGCTGGTTTGTTTGCTAAATTTAGAAATAGATAAATAAGTAGTTGACAAACTTATAATAAACTCCTAGTAGTTCAAATGACATTTTAACTGGAATGGTCGGTTTTGAATACCCAACTGTTCTTGGTGGAAGCGATGAGTCGGATAGCGACCGACATAAAATAACAAGCAGATCGCCAAACTAAAGAATAGTGGGGTCTTTAAATAAGACCCGCGATGGTTGCCAGATCGCAAACCTAAAAACACTAACCATGTTCTAAAGGGGAGCGATTCCTTTTGGGACAAACACTAACCAAAACAACTTAAAATTATGGCCCAGAATGGCGTTACCTTTAGTTCTTGCCAAGACGTGGACACTTTGTTCCGCGAGGCGAGGACGTACTACAATCCTTTCTTCATTAAGAAAATGGCAATCAATTCGATCTATTATGGTCGTCTTGAGACTGAAACTTGGCCCCTTAATACCCTTCCTACGCAGAAAGCTTTCCGCTTCGGGCGTGGATGGTATAACCCTGATCAGCCTTGGCAGGAAGTTCAAAGTGGACGTTGCATCCAGAATGCTGATGACGTTCAGTTTGAGACCATTGCTCACCCCGGAACTGAATCGTATAGCTTCAGCCTTTTCACCAAGGCGATGCGTACGGATTGGTATCAGCTTACGGATTTCATGTATCGTCTGTTTCCTCAAGAGGAGATGGATCACATCATGGCTACCAATGTTAACATCACCAAGAACGTCCATGAGGAGTTCTCTCGTTCCAACTGGATCGGGGGTGCTGGTCACAAGTGGTGTCCTATCTCCAACGGTCAGAGCCTTGTCTCTTGTGTTGCACAGGATGATCAGATGTTCATCGTTCAGCCGTTTGAAGGCACGAACGAAGGTAGCTTCAACATGGGCTATGTCTATGTGAAACTTCCTGCGACTCAACTCAACAATATCGGTCTCCTCTCTCTGGATACGCTTGATGACATTCTCATCAACCTTCAGCGTGAAGATGACGCTTATCGTCTCGACGTTTCCGAAGCCGCTGGTCGCCCTCTTCTTGAGGTTATCGTCCCAGATTCTCGCGTTCTCCGTCAGCTTTGGCAGTATGCCAAGCAGAGTGGTGGATGGTGGGAGAGTGTTAGTGACTTTGATGACAAGCAGCTTCAGTACTCTCTCGGTATTGATCGCGTCATTGGTAACTACGCTTTCTGCAACGACATCAACGGTGTTCGTCTGACTACGGATTGGGCATACAATGCTTCTCTTCCTACGTTCAATGCGAATGATCCTACGACTTGGCCCCGTCTGGTTCGTGTGCTTCCATATATCCCCGTTACTACGGAACTTGGTTGCAAATACATCCAGAACCCTGCTTACAATCAAGCAGATTACGGAATCACGAATCCTTGGGTTAACAAGGCAATGATCAAGTGGATCAGTCCTTCCCAGAGTGGAATCGGCGAAGCACAAGGCATGACCCAGAACTACGCTGGCGATTGGGAGTGGAAAAATCCAGATTGGGAGTGCAACATCAAGCGTGATCAAGGTTTCTTCTGGAACCAGTTCCGTATGGGTATGCAGTTCCAAGATCCAACTCTGATGCATTCGATCCTTCACAGGCTTAATACGTCGAACTTGATCGTTCCTGCTCCTTGCAATCTCGCAACGAACTATGCACCGCAATACACTCCTGATTGCTATGCTTGCTCTAGCGTGGTTACTCAACCTATCTAAACGGAATAACAAAACAATTCGATGAATCCATCTAATTACGCTCCATCGGATGTTCTCAATGCCCCGGCCCTGCTATATGCGGGGTCGGGTCAACCGTTGACTCCGTACTTTGTTCAAGTTGCTACTGGAACATCTTTCACCATTCCTACGAGTGCCATCACTTGGTCGATTACTGCTAATGGTAGCGGTTCTTGCACGGTCAATGGAGTTTCGATGTCTGGCGCAATTTCGCTGTCTGGTAGTGGGCCATTGTTCACTGCTATTACGGTTTCTGATGTTGGATCGGATTCTGTCTATGTCAGCTATACTCTCAATAATGTTGTGTACAACACTCCTAGTTACTATTAATATCAACCAAAACTAATTATATGTCCGTTCCTCAACCTACTCCTAACAATTTGACACTTGTGCGCTTCGGGCCTTTGCCCGTTGATTTCACGGTGGCAAATACTTACACCCTTGGTCAGCTTGAATACGACGAAAATGTCTTTATCCCGACTGCTTCGTTCGTAGTATATCAGAATGCCCTTGGAACCAATGGAACTGCTGCTGTTGTCACGATTGACGATGGTACAACTGGAGAAAATATCTCCACTGCAACCTTGCCCCTGACCCCTGTTCAGACAACTGTCTCTGGAAATCTTTCCCAGACGGTTTTCACTCCTGCAACGAATGGTTATGTGTTTGGTCAGATTCCAGTCTCGACTTCTGTTCCTAGCAATGGTGCTGCTGCGACTCAAACTCTGCGAGTCAATGTGACCACTGCTGCGATCCCTGCGCTTGCTTCCACTAACCGCGCCACGGCAAATAACATCAGCACCATCACGGTTGCTAGTGTTCCCGCTTGGTTGGTTGCTGGAGCAAAGGTCAAGGTTCTCACTATGGGAAATGCTGGCTACAATGGTCTTGTTACGGTTCTTTCCGTAACCGCTACGACCTTTTCGTACTACAATCCATCGGTTGTTACCGAAGCTTCCACGGCTGATACTGCTGGTCGCATTGGTGCTATCTATGGTGATGTGTATGTTGTTGGTCTTCTTCAGTAAACTCTGATTGATATAGCGGGGGTGTAAAAGCCCCCGCTACATCCAACTATAATCTGTCATGTCTTATACTCCTCTTGCATTCGCCCCATTTGTTGATACCACAAGTAGTGAACAAAATTGGCAGATTTTTAATGCTATCTCTGGAACCAATCCAGCTTGGACAAGCATTACCCTTTCTAATTATTCGGGAACCAATCCCGGCACGGTTCAGTATTTTGATGCCAATGGTAGTGTCGTTTTGACATTGACCCTTACTTACGATGGTAGCGGCAATCTGACTTCGGTTGTCCGTAGCTAGGGCAACTTATGGCAACTCTTTATTTTAACGCTACCTCAAGTGGGGATGAAACCTATAGTAATGTAGCAAATTGGTGGACAGATGTAGGAGCTACGGTTCCCGCTGGAGTAATCCCAACCGTTTCGGACGATATTATTGTCCAAACTCCAATGCAATCAGATTCAAATGCTGATAACACTGGCGTAAATACTGCAATCTTTAACGATAATACATATTTAGCTAGTACTTATTATGGATATGACCTATCTTGCAATTTAGCTACATTTAATGGAAATTCTTATTTAGACAATTCTTCTGGTATTGACTCCCTAAATGGATTAACAGGAAATGCTGTTTTTAACAATACAGCAACTAACCGTTCAATAGTTGTTGGAAAATCAACATTTAATTACCTTACAGCAACATTAAATGGTAGTATATATCAAATAACTGATGTTACTGGGTATGGAGTTGGAGTGTCGATTAATGGAGCCTATGATTCTGCTAATCATTTAATTCAAATTGTTAATTTTGAAACCACTAATTTTGAAAGCGGTGGTTACATGGAAAATGAAAATGGCGATTCTGGAGATGTTGCTATTAATTTCTACAATTCCACAGCTAATTATGCTTATATTTTTGGTAGTATTTCTTTATACGACTACTCCCAAAATTTTGGGTTTTTAGATGCATATCCTACTGTAATTTATCCTAATCCTAATGTTGTTGTGGGTGGAGAATATGCTGGAGGAGGAAATAAAGGAGCAATTTATATAGGATATGGAACTTATTTTAGCGACCTTGGGCCGGGAGGAGATCAAAATGGAGATTGGGGTGATACAAATAATTGGTTTGATACTAACGGAACATATGGCGCACCAATTCCAACAGCATCAAATGATGACCAAGTAACTTTTTTTGACTGCTGGCCTACACAAGACTCATCTGGAAGCGCATCTCTTTTAGGACTAACTCTTTATGGCCCTACTCAATTTGCTATTCCTATTTCAATTGCAGGTGATGTAGAATTTTACAACACATCGGTTTTTGCCAGCACAGGGTCTACTGGAAGTAGTGAAAATGTACGGTTCTATAATTCCAGTTACAATGCTGGAACGCTAACCAATGGAACTGTTCAGTTTTTTAACAACAGCTACAATAATGGGACAATCAGTTATCCCGGTACTGGCTATGGCTTATCCCTTACTTTCCAAGACAACTCCCACAATGCTGGCGTTGTAACAGGAACAAGTGCTTTCTATGGCAATTCCTACAACTCTGGACAAGTAGGAACTGCTGGAGGCACTACGGCATCTTTCCACGATGCTTCCCAAAACCAAGGAGTAATTGGATCAACAAGTCCATCAGCAATTTCCAATGGAGATTTTAACGATACCTCAATCAATATCGGACTAATAACTGGAAATGCTCGTTTCCGTTATGTGACCGCAACTAGCGGCGTTGCTGTAGACATTACAGGATACGCAAACGGCCCGGTCAATGGAATAACCTACGACTCCGCAAACAATGTCATCACGACTTGGAAGTTCCAAGGGACTGATTTCATGCAGTCTGGTGCAACTGTTACAGGAAATGCTATATTTGTTGGAAGTACAGGAGCAAGTGGAATTTCAGTATGCTTGATTACGGGAAATGCTGATGTCTATTCTCCAGCACAAAAGCCACTTCAAGCAACAGTTCTTGGAACAATTACTTATCATGCTCCATCAACTCCATCAATTAACATTTATGTGATGTTGAATTTTCCATTTCCTTTGAATTATATTTTAGGAAAAGTTAAACCATTTGGAACTTCTTCATTGCTTAAATTGCCATTTTTCATTAACAAATAATTATGAGTTTCATATCTTCAATACCAACTTCAAGTGGAGGGATCGCTTTAACTTCTCCAGTAGTTGTAACACCTCCTCCTCTTAATGGTAAAATCTTTCCTACCATTACAATTTCTGGTGAATTGAATTATCAAGTTACTTATGACAATATAGCACAAATTGCTTTTGCAGTTATTAAACAAGTAAACCATAAAGTAATACTTTGGTCTAAATCTTCTTATATTGCTGCTGGAGAATTTACTGATGCGGATGTAAATGCGAGGCTTATTGAACTTCTTGGATCAACTCCAGAAAAAATTTCCGCATCACTGCTTGCTCTTTATAAAACCCCTCCAGTGGTTCCAGTTAAACCAGCCGTTTCGCCAACAACCTAATTTATGGCAAACGATATCTCTTCAGATCAACG